AATAAATTTTGAGTGTAATAAAGATATCCTCCAAAAGAAAAAATTCCAAGAACGACAACAACAACCAAAAGCTCAACTATTGAAAAACCTTTTCTAGACTGTGGCAGTGTCATCTTTACTATTTATCTATCATAGAAAAACCATTGTCAACTCCCAGTTTAACAATTCAAGAAAATGTATTATATTTCATTCTCTACTTAACGCACGCACCGTCAACTACAGTTACAACTCCTTCACGCACCGTTACGCAGGTTGGCAAACCGGTGACTTCGTCAAAAATCGTAATCCCCTGATGGACTGTAGCGGTATTTACTTCGATTGAATCGGCAGACAAAGAACCTACTAGTTGAACAGAACCGTCGGTAGTCATAACAATCTTGCCACCAAATACTTGGATGTTGCCCGCACCATACGCGTCTTGTAAGTTAAGTATTCCACCAGCAACGTTTATGGATGAATTTTCGATTGACAACAGGCCGATGTTTAATGTTCCCGTGATGGTTGTGTCTGACAATGTCGATGCACCCAGTACGGACAATGTTTGATTAACGGTCATTGTGTCAGTAGTAAGGTCTTTGTATTTTGCCGTATCGATTGGCGTGGTGGTTAATGCCAGCGCCTCGTGTGTTGGATCGTACCAACTGAGATTGGTAAATACCATCGTGGTGCACGTCTCACTTATACCTTGTACCTTTTCACTTGTATCTTGCTCCAAATTTGTATCTTGTTTGTTGTCACTTGTTTCTTCGCATCTCACGTCTTCTAACGCTCTCCCCACCACCATCCCGGCAACCGTCGCCTTCATTCCAACCCCCGGCGTTGAACTACTCGTTACATAATCGCCTTTTACAATAACGCCGTTTTGATCGTTAACTTTTACCGGTACGCGACCGATAAGGGCTACGGCCACACCACTTTCTACGTTACTTCCCAACAAAAGTGCGGGTTTTGTGGTGACCACTCCAAGTAGATTTGGATCAGATGCCATTCCAGGTCGAATTACGGTTTGCGCGTTACTGTCTCCAACCGATAAACTCACAATCTCGCCTGAGACTATCCCAGTCTCGGTAGTAGGATAAATTTCTGCTACGTCGGCGGAAGGTGAACTACCTGTTCCATCGTAAAAGAAGTCACCCTCCGCATCTACACTAAATACATTAGAGCCAGTATTTTGAACATTGAATAATAGTGCGTTTGCACTAGGTGACTGCGTATTTGCTGTGAGTCGTGAAGTTGGAGCCGTCGTCCCGATGCCGACGTTGCCGTCGTTTTTAATAAAGAACCGCGTGTTATCAGTTCCGTTAGTATTGGTGCTGATATAAAAATTGTTGTTTGGATGACTTGGTGCTGCCTGCGTTGCAATCGAAGTTAATTTCACCGGATATGCTCCACTGTTGTACGTATCAAGACCAATGGTGACAGCATCACCTATAGCAGTAGCATTTACTCCTGTGCCTCCAGACAACATAAATAGTGTTTGATTTCCTGCAGCATAGTTGTGAACCTGCAATTTGTTTCCCGGCGAAGCCGTCCCGATGCCGACGTTGCGGTTACTATCAATATACAACGCAGGACTTGCTTCCCAAACGTCTGTATTCAAACTAATGGTTCTTCCGGAAATATTAATTGCTTTATACCCTGTTCCACCACTGTAATCATATGCCCAAAGAGTGGGGCCGCCAATATATAATCCGTTTCCTGTCGTTGGTTGTGTAGCGGTTCCTGTATAAATGTTTCCAGTCACATCTAATTTTGCATTCGGTCCCGTCGTCCCGATGCCGACGTTGCCCGCATTTATTGTTAACCCTGTACCAGCTGTATTACTTCCAATTTGAATTGGATACATCAGCGTATCCCCTCCATCATAATTATATATTGTTGTTAAACCTGCTACGTTCGTATTAACGGTAAGCCTTCTGTCCGTTTGTCCCGCCTCTGTCGAATAAACACTAAACGCTCCGCGCGAGATTATGCCTCCATTTACATCCAATTTTCCTTCCGGCGCCGTCGTCCCGATGCCGACGTTGCCGTCTATTGCTAATTTCGCCGTCCCAGGATCGTTATAACCAATGCTTACACCCCCGCTACTATCTGAATTTAATACCAATTTAGAACCATTAAAACTTAATGGCACGTAAGCACTTCCAGCATCATTACCTGCCCACATATCAAGGCCATTTGCACCAACACCTAATGTTCGAAAATTTGCATTTATATTTGTACCAGTATGCACAGTTAACTTAGAAACTGGCCCCGTCGTCCCGATGCCGACGTTGCCCGTGCTTTTGACATACAATCCTTGTCCCGTTAAACCACTTCCGAGCCACGCACTGCTTGTCGTTCGGAAATCTCCCGCTACATCTAGTTTGTACCCCGGCGCCGTCGTCCCGATGCCGACGTTGCCAGAATTCAGAATCGTCATGGCTTCTGTTGCTCCATTATTCCCTACCAAAAAGTGCATATCTGCACCCGTAGCTCCTACGCCTGCCGTGGTTTGGAGAAAAAGATCAGAGGTAGCAGTTGAGCCACCAATTATCTTATTGCTAGTCATTAAGAGATTGCCCGTCATTACCCCACCAGCTAAAGGTAGATAAGTGGCGGGAACGGTTGTTCCAATAAAAGTATCTATTTGGGCGTGAGTATTTGTGCCAATATCAGATAGTGCGGTATGGCTTGCACCATCCTTCAAAAACTTTTGTTTCCCTGCCGCTGTTCCAACATAAAAATCGTAAGTATCGGTAGTAAACGCTGGCTCGCCTTCGTTAAAGGTTGCTCCTGCTACAGCTGCATCGAGTCCACGCTTTATCCGTATAGGAACGCTAATTGGACTTGCGCCACTGCCACCCATCTAAAACGACCCCCCATCTATCCCCGTATAGAGGCTTAAAAAGGTTGCATAGATTTCATAACCGTCAATGTTTACGTGACCATAGGTGTTGTCTATCGGATCAGCTTCAACCGTGTTGGTTAAATCCTTTTTTATGTAGCGAGCGTCAAGATACGCCTCACTTTTAGGTGGTATTCCCCCAAATGGTAGTATTGGCATTAAACAGCTCCTATCCAGCACACACCGTTGCCAGTGGCGCCATACACATAAAGTTTATTCACATTATTTATACCTACAGAAGTAGCTTGTCCTGCCTGTAACTCAAATCCGGTTGTATTATTAACCGTACTTCCACCAATAAACACCGTTGCTGTATTAGCCGATAACGCCTGTACGATCAATCCATTCTTTAGTTCTAGGCTAGTGGTAGATAACTGCACCGCACTGCCTGTAGAGGCAGACGTTTGCCCGTAGATAGGTACTTTCCCTATACTTACTGATTCAATTAGTGGTCGTGTTCGGTCTGGTATAAGCATTTCTACCTTTCGTAAGCTCTCTGTGCCTTAAATATCTTAGCTGCCTCCATATCAAGTGATACCCACTGATACAACCTCGCTAGGCGTGATTCGCCCAAATGTGGAGATCCTAGCCGTCTTTCTACCGCCCCAATCTTTGCGAGAGCGTCCGTATCGTCCTCTGCCCCGTTTTCCCTAGCCCATTGGTATATAAACCCCATTCGCTCGTTTTCTTCTGTTGTAGGCCTTTCAATCTCCATGTAATCGCGAATAGCACCTAACTCTACCTCACTATTAAGTATATCGCTAAATACAGGCTGTGGGCCCTTGTCTGCACTATCAAGCATCACCGTTTCCGGTTGTACTTCTGGTTCGGCTAGTATTTCATCGTATACGCTCATGTTACGCATTTCGCCATTCTGTCGGGACATTGTTGATGTTACTCGACCTAGCTCGTATCTGTGTAGCTACTATTTGTGGCCTATTACCACTTCCTGATATTTCTTGCTGTACTGCAACCACGTTAAACGCATCGGGAGCCAGGAACGTGTATTTCCTGACCGTTGTGCTGTTGGTATCGCTGCCTGTTGACGGGTTGTACCCATATCGTGGAGCATATCCATATCTTGACGAACCATACCCTGCGAGCGTATAGGGTGCTGTAACCGATACTGTGGCAGCCAAAACGCTATTTCCACTGACCCCCGACGTGTTGTAGCTAATAGATACTGTACCTGATGTGAAATTGCGTAACTCCTGCCACGCATCTACAATTGTCTTCAGTGTAAACCGTTGACCAAAATCTTCTAGTTTTGTCGTCCTTCTCCACGTAAAGTTTGTGCCTTCGTCGTTGATATATCCATCGGATAATTCAATAACTCCACCACCTGACTTGCCTATCAGAGCGTGGTATTTATTCTCACTATCTTGTGATACCGTACCCGACCATGCATCTGTTAGTGTCCATGGTCCAAAGAACGCCGCTGACTCCATGTCGTAGACCAAACACGTCCAGCTCGTAGCCGATATGGGTAAGAACCAGTGATACCTTTTGTCAGAGTACAACGCCCACATCTGGTCTACCCGAGCCATGTTAACCTGATCTATAACAGACTGCACTGCCGCCGATATTGGCTGGAACCGTAAAGAACCACTTAAGATATTGGGTTCGTAGTCTAGTTTAGCCAGGGCAAGGCCTCGCCCTGCGATATTAGCTACAAACATTACACTGTTCTCTACCACCTGTGCTGTACCTGCCGCTGCACATCCAATACCATCTATGATTTTGGTTACTACGGGTTCTGCTATACCTAAAGAACTGTTCCAACTTAATGACATTTGGTGAACGCTATTACCCTTAAACACTATTAGTTTACCTTCTTTTTGTGACAACGCCGTTACACCAAACCTGTCTTTAGAGTTAGGGTCTATATCATAATACCCCCCGCCTTTTGATGCACTGAAATCATCAACGTACTGGCCAACACCAGACCACTGAAACCGAGACGTGCTTTCATCAAGATTGGCAACAACCGTTTTACCCTCCCATGAAATTATGTGCTTGGCTTTCGGACCCGATGTTGAGTTACTTGTTTGGGGGAATAAGAGAAGTGATGTTGTTTCTATGGTTCCATCATCTATCCAGCTAGTTGAACTACTCTCAACGGATGTAATAAAAGACTCCCCACCGGTCTCACGCCCGAAGATGTTATACCCCGTTAGTGCTCCACTGGCGGCTGATGGTGCTGTCCAGTTAAGGGTGATGAAGTTGGTAGCTGTTGGTAGCTCTTGAACATTCGCGATCTGAACAGCTGTAGTTGCTAGAGTCTCGCCAACTCGACCTTTAGCAGAGACCCTATAACTGTGGGTAAATATCCCCGACGTACCACTAGATTTTGTTACCAGTAAGTTAGTGGGTGAAGCAATACCAGCGTAGGTAATAAGGTTAGTACCATCATACTTAACATAAGGGCTTATTCCATCAACCACAAACATATTCCCGCCTAGTTGTGCCGATTGGTGACGCACTCCGCTAGCAAACGATGCACCCGTTATCTGGGCATAACTAGTCCCTGATTTTTTGACCAATATTCCCCTGTCAGTAATAGCAAGTAGTTCTGCTGTACTTGTCGTATGGTTGTAGTAGTCCGTTAGGTGACGAACTTTATTTGTGTAATCAGCGTCAAAGTATTTACCTGTACCTGGTCGTGCCTGTAAAATCCCCTCTCCTACACGTCTAAGATTGGTTAACTCCCTCGCCTCATCATCTGCCAACTCACTATCAAGCAATAAAGTATTTAACCCTTTCTTTTGTGAATCATAACCTACAACCTTATCTTGAGGCCATCTAACCTGTCTTGATTGGCGTTGTCTTAGTGTAGCCATTAGTTTTAATCATCGCCTAGTCTAAATCCTTTATATTCCGACTGCGTTCGTATTGTTTTGTTTTTCTGCAAATCCGACGTATTCTCATCACCAACCATGCGAGCCAGTAACAGATCAGCCTGATCCTTAAACTCGGTATAGTCCGCATCCTGTCGTGCTAGTTTAGCGTAATGGGTAACACGCATCACTAGAAATTCAGGTGTGGGGATAGGCGATGTGCTCGTAAGTGTCGAGAGTGCTGTCGCTTTTGAATGATAAGGAACCGCAATTGAGGCGGGTGATGTGAGGGCTTGCGTTGTCATATAAATACCTACATCCTGGTTTCCACCCCACGTTACATAATCGCCTGACGTGATAGTTGCTTCCCGTGGGTCTCTCTCCTCCACCTTGGCGCTATTAATCGTTATGAAACCCGCAAACCGCTTGAAATCATCAGGTAAAGCAACAGATGTACCAGAGACCGCCATCGTAGTATGAAATGTCTTGATTAGTACCTGCGGCTCGTAGGCGGTACACCACTCCTGATTAGCAGTCTCAAGGAAGTCCGACCATTGGAGTAACAAATCCCCCGTAGGAACCTCCGAGGTGTTGTTTACGTGTGAGCTAACCCTTTGTAGTATTGTTGACTTGTTCATGCTATAAAAAAACCGCCCCTGTAGAGCGGTCATAAAGTTCTTTCATTAACCTGTTTCTATTATACCCTATCGAGATAAGGCAGTTCCGGCCACTGCCCCAGTGTCATCAACTCCCGTTTCCTTTCGTCGTATAGGCTTCTTCCTGATTTACCCAACTTGAATAAGACATGTTTCTCGTTCCATGCGTTCTCGCCACCAAAATCCTCCCTACCGTGTCGTAATGTGTAGCTCTCATTCGTTTGGTCAAGAAAAAACTTGATGCCCATGTCGTTTAGCCGCTCACAGAACTGTAACTGATCGCCTCCGACGCCTAGAAAGTCTAATTGCTCGTCAAAACCGCCCACATTTTTAGCCATCCATAGAGGAAATGCACAAAAATTGAATTCCGCATCATTCCACTGGCTCTCATAAAAGCTACCGTACTTGTTGGTCTTGCGTGGGTCGCTCCATATCTTAACCTCTGGTTTGCCATACTCACCTAAACGGGCGTACTGATCTCCTACTCCTGATACAACACTATCAAACTCCGTTACGTTGGCTACAAACTTAGCTAAAGCGTCTTTATCAGCCCACACAAAGTCCTGCCAACTCACCACAATGTCCCCGCTACAAGCCTTAAAAAGGGCATTGTAGGCACGATTTAGACTCCACAATCCACCCTCAAAATCGTCCTTAATCCACGTATCGCAACCCTTATACTCGAAAGGACTGCATACAATCCACGTAAAATCACGAAACGTCTGTTTATCTAGCGCGTCTTTGACAATATCAAGCCCTTTTTCCCTAATCGTCGGACAAATTACTGACACCTTAGACACTTAGCCCCCACTTCTGCATGAATCGCTCTTTATTCTTAGTTATGTACTCCTGTTCTTTGCCAATTGCCTTTATGGTAGTACCACCCTCGTGTTTAACGACCACAGAAGGTATACATTCACACATAATCCCCGCATCATCTAACCTACGCTTGTAGTCTACGTCTTCCATGTACCCGCCCTCAAAAACCTCATCATATAGCCCAACTTTGTCGATGACTGAGCGTGGGATACATACAAAAGAGCCGTGGAAATCCTGGGTTAGTTCGTTTATACGTGGGGAGGTTACGTGATCGCTTACTAATTCGGTCAAATCGCCTGCTTCAACCACCAAGTCGTTGTTTACAATACAAATATGGTCGCCTTTAGCTAGATTGATACCCATATTTACCGCCCTAGCGTATCCAATCCCCTGATTTACTACTAATATTAGCTCATCGTGGCCTTTTAGGCTGTCAACGCACCGTTTTAGCGTCTCGTCAATAGCTTTATCGTAAGGAAAATGGGGTATAACTACGCTAATCATAGGGTACAAACCTTTCTTTTATCTCTTTGGGTAGAGTGATCTCGCGAAGAGTAGGCCATACGGTTGGTACGGTTGGATGTACGTTGGTACTCTCTAGCCTACAAGGTAGAAATGTATTCTCATACCATCCCTCGATCACCTCAGAAGCGTGCGAGAAGTTGCCTAACTTACGTTTAATAAATGCCGGGTCTTTTGCGTAACTAAAATGGTAGATACCGCCCACATCTTCTGGTATGAGCACCTTAAACCCCGACGTTTCACGTCTGCGCTCCGTTACCCTATCTGTCCTAATGGCTACTAACCCGTCCTGTCTCGTACCGTATAGCTTGTTAGTAGCCCACGTAGGTTGTCTGAATAGGTTAATGAACTCTTTGGTGAACGCCTCACACTGTGCGCCACTCTCTACCGTCTCTTGAATGAACTGCATCGCCCCCTCTAAAGACTTATGTTCCCACCACTCGTCAGCATCAACTATAAGCGCCCACTTAATACCTTTGGTCCGCAAGTAGTCTATCGCCGCATTACGCATAACCACCTGATCGTGTGAGTCTACGTGTAGGATAGTTGCGCCCTTAGACCTAGCGATCTCCTCACTCTTACCACCGTCATATTCATTTCCCATATAACTAGCAGTACCAAACACAACCACAACTAACGGCTTCTCGCGCATGAGGGTATAAGCCCCAAATAGAGACTCATCGTCGTTGTGTGGTGAGAGGAACAGTTTTAACATACGCTTTCTATCGCCTCCCTTAGTTTATCAGCATAATATCGTTCACTAAACACAGGGCAGTTGAGATAGTATCGGTTTAACGGGTTGTCATCCTCAATCTCTACAGGAATCCCACACGCCCTAGCTTCTAGAATAACCCTACCGCCTCCACCCTCTACACTCGCTGGCATATATACGAGTTTACTAGCGTTGTACCATTCAGCTAGATTGCACGGTTGCATCATGGGAATATAACCAACACCATCAGTAGCTAGTCTGTGGATAATCTCCATACTCTCATCCTCATTATTGTGCTGATACTCACCTATGACTAATTTAACAGCCCCACCTAATCCGGTCATACGCTCCCATCGTTTCCAGTACGCTAACGCACCAACGCCGAGCACATCTATCGTTTTAGTTGGTTTTGGCATCTTTCTAAATATCCTGGTATTAACCCCAAACGCATGGATAGCGTTCTGGTGTTTAATCTGTTTACCTAACGAACCAACCTCATAACAAACAGCATCATAGAAGCTGTAGTCCTCCTGCATCTCACTAGAACCACCATAGCAAAGAATACATGGTGTGTCTTGGTAATTCTCTCTTACCCATTTATCGGCAGGTGAGTCTAGCGCACCCCACGCAATAACAACGTCATAGTGCTTGTCTGGTTTGGATACGTCATGGAATAGGTTTATATGAGTCTGTGGATATTCAAATGAGAGAATTGAAAGAGCCTCGTGCAACCCGTCTTTCCAGTATTCACTGTTACGGTTGTAGTACGCGAAGAGTATGTCTATGTTTGATTTAACCATTTTTTACCTACACTCATCCACGTTTCTTTCTTTGCCTCAATTTGACCATCAGTAGCTAAAGTAGTCAACGTATCATGGTTACTTAATAACTCTATCACCTTGTCAGCCATAGCGTCTTGTGTTTTTTCACTCCTTGGATCACCAGATACGCGTACGCCGTAAGCCTTCTCTTTTAACGCGGCGTAATCACTCGTAACAGGTACGCATTGAACCAACGCACTTTCCCTCACGCTTATACAATCAATCTCCTCAAAGTCAGTGGGGTAGTAGTGAATCCTTGCACTCGCCTTAGCTTTCAATAACTCCTTATGACCTACCCGTCCGTGGTGGGTAATACCATCCTGTTTCATTAGCTCGTCAATCTGTGTCTTCCACGCCATGCGCTCAGGGTTGTTCTTCCACGCAACGTCAAACAGATTCCACCCATAATACACATCAAGCGTTGCGTCGGGTATGGCGGTCTTGATCTTGTTCCATTGGTGAAGTACGTAATGTAACCCCCTATCATAACTAGAAGCCCAGATTATCTTGTTGCCTATTTTCTCTATCTTCTTCGGTTCTAACTTAGGATCAACGCCATTGGTAACAATAACAAACTTATCGTCAGGAATATCGGGTAATAGGTTGCGATGATACTGGCTCTTTACGAAGATAGCATCTATAGCTTTTAACCTATCTTTTGTAAACTCATTCTGGTTAGGTACATCGTGTAGATCAATAAATAGCTTGCGACACTTAATACCATAGTCTGCTAACTGCGGGGTTCTCCATGAAATCAGCACGTCAAACGTATCTCGTGGGTTGAACTTGTAGTGGTTGAGATATTGCACACCCTCATACACACCCTCATTGCCTCCGTGATTGCCATACACCGTCACGGTATAACCTAGACTTCTCCATGTTTTAGCTAATTGCACTACGGCAGTCTCACTACCACCAAGCCCTGTTTTGAGACTCTTAGGTGACCATTCCTCAAAACTCATCCCCGTATAATAAACAATTGACTTGGATGGCCATATCGTAGGTTGACCATACTTCTGACGTAACTCAGATGCGTAAGCGTTATCCTCTATCGACTTGGGTAGCACATTCAGCATTGCTTGTATTTTTTCAGCCTCACCACTCTCATCAAGCTCCTCTATCACACGAGCCAACCCTTTAGTTACGTCTGTGAGCTGTTTAATGCGGGTTACAACCGCTAATCTCTCGTGGTAGTCTTTCCTATTAGGTATACGATTTACTAACTCCCTAGCGGTCTCTACAGCCTCGTCAATCTTCTGTTTACCCATCGCTATGTTAAATATCGTCTCGTAGTACCGCATCTCGTCATTTATGGGCGTTTGGACTATCGAAGTATTGGGTTGAGGCGTATTTACAAACAACCGAGCGAAATGTGTAGCTTTATCCCATTCTTGCCTAAAAGTGTAGGTGTATGCGAGCGTTATGTACCACGTAGGAATCAATGGAGCCTCTTTAACAGATATTAGCAGGTGGTCGATGGCTTCTGCCATTTTGCCCTTCGCAATAAGCGTGAGAGCCATATAATGGTGTGCCTCCGCCCTTTCTTCATCCCACCCACTATGTTTAAGATAGTCCGTAAACAGTTCGTATGCCCTATCAGCCTGATCTACGTCAAATAGGTTACGCGCTAGGTAGAATTCGGTACGTGGATCATGATTGTCACCCTCATCCTTATACATTTGTTCTAATATCTCAAGGTTACGAACCAATGCACCCTCTTTAGCACTCTCAGGTGGGTAGTGATTGACTACAATGTCTTTGAAATAGCCATTCTCTACCTCACGTTTAGGTACAAGCGTCTCATGGAGGTGTCCTTTCCACTCATAGTAGCCATTCTTAACGATTCTCTCCCGTGGATGTTTGATTCTAACGTCACCATCAACCCCTATCTCATAGTTATAGTCAAAATATATACCTGTGAGCTTACGTTTCTCCATTTCTGCTATCGCTTTGCTAATATTTTCAGCCCCTTCCCACATATCGTCAGCATCGCACCACATTATATAATCGTAAGAGTCAGGAATTTGCGATAATGCGTAGTTACGTGCCTTCTCAAAGCTCTTAACCCACTTAAAGAACGAGTATGAGCCTTCATACTTATCCACAATGGCCTTTATCTTGTCATCCGGGGTATTTGTACCTGTTACAAACAACTTATCCACATACGGCATGATGGTTGGAAGGCATCGCTCTAGTAACCCAGACTCACTATCGTCTTTAATGATCATTGATAGTGCTATCCTACTCATACCTTCTCCGCCTTTCTGAATTGTGGATAACGCCGTGCGAACTCTCGAAAGAAACGCTTAGGATCCTCCTCCACGTCACTCTCATAAAAGTAAGCGACTAGATCCATAAGCAGAGGAGGCATCGAGAGTAGGTGGCGTTGGTTGTTATCGTCAGTTGCCCCTGTATCTTTTAGTAGCTGGTTTCGATCTTCCTGTGTTACTTCAAAGCCGTTCATATAGTCAGGCCTTATCTTGTACAGGGTTTTGACGAGAAAATCGACACCTTCCCACATAGGTTTATCGCCCATCTTTTTCAGTAGGTCGTCGACTGCCTGAACCGCCCATGCGGGTCTTATTTGATTGTTTGTTACTACATCTATATTCATTTGTTATTTATACGAGAAAAGCCCCCCAAACCGCCGTCTGGAGAGCTATCTCGGCTACCGAGCTAAGATTACAAGTTGTAACCTTCGCGGTAGTAGAAAGGTCGAGCAGATGCAACTCTGATCGCACCCTCACCTACTATGTGACCCTTTCGGTTGTCTCCAGTTATGCCATTAGCGACATGTTTTGGTCTGCGGTTGGTTAAGTAACCAATCGAGAGAAGTTTCGTGTTTACACCCAAAACTGTGCTTGCGGGCATATCTTTGTGAGCGCGAATCTGTACCATGTTACCAAAGTTATCTTCGATAACTTCAAGAGCTTGTACGAGCCTCTTGTCGTCTGCGGCGATAGTTTTTGGTGTTGACGTGGTGAAGAAATTACTGAAAGCGGTTTTAACTGTTCCTGTCGTGAGCAATAGATTGACTAAGTGCTCATCGGTGGTGTTCCAGCTTTCAACTGACATATCAGTAAATTCTTGCTGAGAAAGGGATGTACCTGAATTGCGAACGGTGTAAGTACCGTTGTCGATCGTGAAAGGAATAATTCCGTCCATTGTTCGTGCAACTCCTGATGCTCCGGATGCTTTGGTCCCACGGAGTATTGCGAACTCCATTCTGGACTTCCAGCGACCCATTGCCTTGCCTAACTCAGATGCGTAAGCGTCACGTGGGGATACCTTATTAACTGCAATATCGGTTTCAGATACAGCAAATGTCTCCTTGATAATCTGCAAGACGTTGTTGTATTTGGTTGGTTGAGAAAGATCGGCATATGTGTTGTCGTCTCCTTCAACTACTCCGGTGTTGCTAGTTGGTCGGGCTTCGTAGTATTCTGCCCACTCTGTTAACGTCTGAGAAAACTCAGTTACCGGTAAAGTTGTGGTTAGATAGTTACGGTCTGGCGATACATCAGAAATACGATCCAAAAGATCTTCCCTTCGGACTGTATCCATGTATGTATGTCGGACTCCTGCTAGTTGTGCCATAATTTAATTCACCTCTCAATCTGAGCGATTATGCATCTAGCTATAGATCTAGTTTTTTAATGTCCTCTTCGGTTAAGACTTCATCTACAATTACTTGTGTTAATGCGTCTGAATCTCCCCGATTGATTCTGCGGTATCTTTCTTCGATTTCACCCGAACCATTGTTAGACGATTGTATTCTAGTTCCTACGCTTTCTGCGTTGGCTGTTTCTTTGTTGGCTTCGGTAGCGATAGCCTTTGATTCAGCCTCAGATGTAGCACCTCCTCGTAACTCGTCAAGCTCTGCCTTAGCATCTCGTGCAGCGTCTACCATTGATGGCATACGTCGGCCTTGTTGTTGTGCAACTAGAACTCTAGCAGCATACTTCTCAGCAACCCTCTTTCTAAAAAGAGAATCCGTTTGATATTCAGGAAAATCGAGCCTAACGTTGAGTTCCTCGATTTGAGTATTGGTATCGTTAGGTCGCTCGACCTCTTCTTCAATATCATCTCTAGGTTGGCTTGCAGGGACTGTTCGTGCTGCGTCTAACAACGATTCGTCCGATTCGTACTGTGCTAATTTGCGTTCTGCTGCAGTTAGTTTAGTACGCATAGCTGCAAAAGCCTGGTTTTGGCTTGTGTTTTCTGCGTCGTCCTGCTGGTCCTCAGCCGAACCGGTTTGATTGTTTGCGGTGGGGTTTTCCGCGGAGATGGGTTCCTCCATCTCACTTACTCCCTCGTTTGTGTTGTCCATATTGATCACCTGCCCTTCTCGCTGGCGTCGCGCGCGTGCCTTAATAAAAAAGCCGCTTAGATACCCACCACTCGTGTGATAGACATATAAACGGCTTCGAGGTTCTCTCGTAATCCAATTTAATTATACACTACAACTTAATCAGCTTTCCTTCTGTATCGGCATACACTCCATATAACCCTAATTGACACATCCTACACTTAACTCCAGCCCCGTCTCTTTCGAAGAAATGTGAACACTTTGTAGCATCCATAACTACACTGACAGTCTCTGGCGTTATCTTTATTTCATCTACCTGTTCAATTGCTTTTTCTTCTACCACATGTCTCCTTTTCCCTCTACAATATCTTTAGCTTTACGTACGAAATCAACACGAGATGCCGTGTTTTCTACCGCATCAACCACCATGCCTATAGCTCGCGCTAACGCATAAGAGTACATGTATCGTTGTTCCCAGTTTTCATCGCCAGGTTTGGGGAGTTCAGCTTGTACCGATTCAAGCAAGAGGGGTTTGAGATATTGTGCCCATGCCGGATTCTCGGCGAATCCTTTAACCGCTGCCGTGTATTCAGGCTCTGACAGGTTGTTGGTTGGTTTGGACTTGTCCATTTAACTGTTGCCCTATAAGCTGTTGGGGGCCTGGAGGACCTTGAGGTGATTGTACCATGTTCGGGTCCTGGGGCATCTGTCCAGCCCCCTGCATCTTCATCTGTTCTAATTCCCGTGGGTCCATCTTCTCAAAATACTGTTCTGCGTTCTTGATATCTAACTTATCACCGATAGTTTCTAGCAACTCTTTGTGTTTCATCTTGTACCCCTCTTCAAGGAGTGCGGGCATAGCTTCATGCATCTTGTCGTAGTACATTGAGAGTGATGCTGCCTCTGATTCCGGTGACTTGGCGCTGATTGTATTGAGGTCTAGTTGGAATCTGTACTCACCCGATAAGTCTTTCGGTTCGACAGCTAAGAATCCACTCTTACCACCTTTAGCTAATTGGAGTTTTGGCAACTGTTCACCGTTAATAGCCACGGGATATAGTGGTTCGGAATAGGCGTCTAACACTCCAGCCTCACGTAGACTCTCATACGCCTCATCAAAAGGTAACCCCGGATTCTCCTCCATCCAGTTCTCTAGGAATCTAAACCCCTCGTCAGCTAACGTGTACCCATCTAATCCTTCATCAATAAAATACCGAAGAGCATCACTACCCACAATGTTGATAATCTTCTTGCTTGTTAAGAACTGTTTGTCCATACTCCACCACATACCAAAGATGCGTGTGAGTGTACCTGCCATGAACAGTTTTTCCAAGTTGTCACGACTACCGCGTTGAAACGCTAGGTCTTTAACTTCTGTGGCCGTTTTGTCTGCCTGGAACGCTGACATATTGCTTGAGTCCTGTGCTGTTTCACCCATACCCTCAGAGAATGAAGAGGACAACATCCTGTACGCTTCAACAAATACTTTGGTGAACTGCGTATCGTTGGTGTGAGGAACAATGTCGGTGCCGGGATTATTCATAATCCATGCTGCCTTAGGTTTGTACTCAATCGTATTCCAGTCAACATTAGTTTTATGTCCGTGGACAATGGGATACAGGCTAGTCTCTGAACTCTCAATGAACAAACTAGATAATGCGTTAATCGCTAACTGTTCGCTTCGTACCGATTCAATACCTGATGCGCCGTAAATATCATCATCGATAGGAATATACTCATGGAGAACGAATGGTTTGCGTCTGTGATCGTATGGGTTCTTTTTGACACTAAGGATAAGTCCAGGTTCTTCACCAATACTCCCCGTGTCAGGTGTCCACGATACCCATTTATCATCGTAGTATGCCGTTACGACAATAAACTCTCTATCATTCCCATAACCTGTGCGTGAACCAGACAACCCCCGGATAATCGTATTGATTGAGTCAGCACGATTCGGGTCTTCTTTGGCCACACTCTCGGCTACACGTTCTAACTCTTTGAGTTTTGAGTATGTGTACTCTCTGGCCAAGTTCTCACCTACATTAACCGTATCGTGCATATCCTGAAGAGACCGGACACGCTCAACCATCACGTATAAAGAGTCGTCAATAGACTTTGCACCTGGTTGGAACATGACACGCCTGTTGTCTAATACTTCAAGTGTTGGGCCATCAAACTCAACCTTACCTTCGTGCTTCCTGTACATCCAAGGGACTAACGCAACACCAGCACCATACTTGCGAGCGTTCTGGTCTAGCCGGAATATCTTTTTAATCATTGACTCATTATTGTAGAAATCGTGGTCGTCGTACTGTGCTGATAAGAGTTCAGTACCTACCTTAGCACCCAACTCGTTACCACCAGGACCAGCAACTAACGTACCCTTAACTTTACCCGTGACAAGCCGTGAACCCTTACCGTAGAGTGATTTGAATACGAGAGGTATGAATACTTTAGCGTTGTACGGCCATGTGGCGGCATCAATCTGGGAGCGATATAACATGTCATACCCATCGAACCCTTGCTTGGAATGGGTAATGCGAACGTCTAGCTCGGCCTTTGACTCGTCGTAGTGGACACGGGCATCTCGTGCTATATCTTTGATGTTAAATGTTTGATCTGGCATATAAAAAAACCGCCCTCTAAGGCGGTACAAGGTTCTCCTGCTACCTGCTTATATTCTACCATAACCCTAAGGCTTGACCGTTTGCTGTGACTCGGTCATCTTAAGTGTTCGTATCGTAGCCTCATGCTTTTGTATCTTTCCATCGGCTATAACCATCTGTACCGTGCCATACCCACGGCGCTGAACTAAGGCTACATTGGTAAAAAACTCGATAATATCTGTATGATCTAACCTGTGAGTAAGCATCAGGTCTCGGATAATTGCAAGGTCGGGAAACAACGTCTGTAACAACTGTTCAGCTTGCTCAGCGTTGTTCTCAGTCTCCATGTCATAGCTATATTCTTCCATTGTCACCATATAGAAGGGGTAGTTCTTACTTTACTATTGTACACTTCGGGGTTTCCATTACCTGCACCACCATCAAGTCCGCTCACCGCTAAGTACCTGAAAGCGTCAGCAGCATGTGATGACCAGTCATGGTCTGGTGCGTTCTTGTATGTTTTTCGCTTATCGTCAAATAGTTTTTTATAGTTCTTGAGGGCCGATATACCACGTTCGCAATTGGTCTTGTGGAAATAGCAACGGTTAAGAATAGAACGTACAGCTTGGATACCATCATCAATAGGAACATTTGGTGCCACCTCAAAGTTTACTCCCAGACTAGATGCCGTATCGATACGAGTAATGCCACTAGTCATCTCTGTAACCTTAATATCGTGTGGAGCTATATGCCTACCATACACGTATGGTTTCTCACGCATCTCTTTGAAATAGTAGTTGAGGCCTTCACCTTCTGACTCCATATAATCAATCAGTCTAATCTCGCTACCTGCTATCTGCACAAACCAAATTGACATAGCATCACCAACACCCAAATCCCACACTGTGTGTACTGGTATGTTTGTTTCATAACCAAAGTCGAGAACGCGACCCTCACGCTCAGCCTCGGTCATCCATTTACCGTAGTATGAACCAACAACAGGCGCATCGAACGAACAGTAATACTCTTGCATAAACAATGAGTCATCTCCATTCTGTCTTACAATCTCCTCTTTCTCTTGTTGCAACATCTCAGGCGTAATCACATGAGTATCATCAACCGTTAGTCTTTGACAGAACCAACCTTTTGACTGTTGAGCTAATTCGAATAAGTCCTTGCCGTGATTATCGCCTGCTGGCGTGTAGTTGAACACAGCCCATCCACCATTCTCGGCTAGGATAGGGCGCACCGTATTCCACGCGTTAGGGTCTTGGTACGAATACTCAGAGAAGATACAACCAATAGGGTTAGTACCACGAACTGAGTCGTATCGGTCAGTACCAACGATTTGAAGTATCGAGCCATTGATAGTCTCAATAAGCATCTCGGTATTGTCTGTACGTTTGCGTATCGCTTCGGGGATATGGTCGGTGAACTTGAACCCGTCACGGTCTAATCCATTCCACAATATCTTTTTACCTTGCTTGTAAGTAGGAAAGAAATAGTAATACGTACCGACGCGCTCTATCATCTTTTTAGCTACGAGGTTAATGAGGGTCTTATCTTTACCGGCTCGATCTACGCCGATGCCACACAGCTACAGCCCTGGTAATACCAGAGTCTATTGCTGCTAACAAATTAACTTGATACGGCCGTGGCTCGTACATGTAAGGGATTGTAATATTAGACATCAGAAAAAGACCACCACCCCTAAAAAACTATTCGCTTGTTTCATCTTGTTTTGGGACATAGTTCATGGTTGTGATATTAATAGGCTGATCATCCGTTGTGATATCAGTACGAGTAGCAAACTCATGCTTAGCCTTACGCTCCAAATACCACTGTGCATCCTTAGCGTTTCGTAGTGCCTTAACTACAGTGTCCTTAGCCTTTAGTATGGGTGAAACTTTAAGCCTATCGAATTCCTCCCGTAATTCTGGTTTATCTTCTAAATGACGGTAAAAGCTAGAAGTTCCAATATTAGCGAACGCGCAAGCTTCCTCATCAGTACAGCCGATAGCAAAAGCAGTCTTTAATTCTGTGATCTTTTCGGGAGTAACAACAGTTAACCTAGCCATAACTCTATTCTACACTAATAGTGATTTGAACGGGTTCGTCGCCCGGAATAGTCCCAAACGCCATGATACGTGGGTCGGTTGTGAGTAGTCTGATCTGATAGGTACGGTCAAGCTCGTTCTTGGCTTTCATGCTTTTAACTTCTTGGATGTCTGCCTCAAATGTTATTGGTTCCATGGTATCAGCTCATCCTCATTACTTTTCCAAACTCCAATATCCAAGACAACGCGCTGGTATGTTGGCTGCACTGTAGTATTCAAAAGATTCACATGGTCTTGTAGATGAATTTTCCATGCTCCTTTTACCTGTAAAAAAAAGCGTTAGTAACATCGAAATAACCAGAAGCCCAATTACCACCCAACCCAACCTATGGTCGGTATCAGGATACGGGGAGTCGTACCACCCATAGCCATCGCTCACTTGCCCTCCTCCGCTATTCTACGCAACATAGCTTCTTTAAGTTTCTCACGTGCCATTTCCCTCACCCACGCGCTCACGTTGGTATCCTCAGTGGCAAGTTGTGCTTTTAACGCTAGATATAGTTCGTCGGGGATGCTGATGCTTCGGTGTGTGTTTTCCATCCACACATTATACCACTAATCACATAGAAGTAAAGAGAGAACCGGCGCGCCTACATTCTTATTGCCTTAATGCGATTGAGCCTACATATCAGCAAAAACCCACCTCTTGACTTTCGTTTTAAAGTGGGTTATGCTATTGAAAGTATGAGTTCCAATGAGTCAATTATAACCTACATCGAGGAGAATAGGCAAGAGCGTTTAACCCCTAAAGCTATTGACCTATTTTCTGCTCTCACCTATCTATGGGAAAACAAAGAGGATGAGTATATTAAAATCTCCAATAAAGAGGCAAGCGTAGTCCTTGATTGTCACCCTACCTATATCGCCCGCCTTATCAATGAATTAGAAAAAGCTAACCTTATAAGGGTTGAAAGTACCCCTACTAAAAATGGAATGGATAGGAGGTTCTATATTGATCAGAAAGGAGATCCACATGACGTATAAACAACGTATTGAGGTGCGTAACAAGTATAAATCCTTATGGCCAATAGATGAGGTAGTACTAAGTACAAAAGGCTCTCACCTGTGGACAGATCCATATAAATATGGAGACTGGGGTTCTCTACTGTCAAAGGCAGAGTTTGGGGTGTGGCACGATATTAGGCTTTTCGGTCTCAAGTTTCTACCTGAGTTTCCAGCAGGAAAATACTTCATAGACTTTGCAGACCCAATTAGAAAGATCGCTATAGAGGTGCAAAGCAAGCAGTGGCATTCTGGGGCAGACAAGTTACATTTCGATATTGACAGAACAAAAAGACTGGAGGACATGGGATGGTTTGTAATGTGGATAGATGCAAGGACAACTCAAAACTATGAGAGCAGTTACCTTTTGCTCCACTTAGTTGCTGAAACCCTGAGACGCCTTTATGGTCCCTCAGAACAAATGGCCAGATGGATGAGTGAACTTAGATTCCTTGAGAACACCTGTCTTACATGCAGCAAGCCATTCATTTATGATTATAGAAACGAAGAGTCGCCATACTACGAGTTTAACGATGGCTATTGTCAGTGTACCAATGGAGGGGTATGGGCCAAAGACATTACTAGAGACAATATGTACTTGTACATCTCCAACCCTTCACAAATCAAAGAGATAAGGAGGCGGCTGTGAATAATGGCTGGGTAAGTATCCATAGGTCTATTGCAGAATGGGAGTGGTACAAGGACATGAACGTCAAGGCAGTTTTTCTTCACTTGATAATATTTGCAAACCACAAAGATGCAAGGTGGCAGGGGATTGAAATTAAGCGTGGGCAACTCCTTACTTCGTATCAACATTTGAGCCAAGAATTATCAGGAAAGGAAAGTAGTTTGTCAGTAAGGCAGGTACGAACTGCGATAAATAAGCTAAAATCGACAGGCGAGTTGACAAGCAAGTCAACCAATAAATACACCATCATAACGGTAAATAACTATGATCTATATCAAAGCGTTGACAAGCAGGAGGTCAAGCAGATGACAAGCAAGCGACAAGCAGATGACAAGCAGATGACAACAAACAATAAGGAGAATAAGGAAAACAAAGAAAATAAGGAAAATACAGGAGCGTGCTCGTACATCCTCTCGGAATACAATCGCATCTTCTCGAAGTCTCTCCGAAGCTACAGGGGGTTTGAGAAGAACCTCACGTATTGGCTAGAGGATTACACGGCCGACGAGATTGTGCAGGCCATGGAGAATGCACGTACTGATTCGTTTTGGAGGGACAAGATTGACCCTATCATCCTTTTAAGGCGTACAGGACCAAGTGGCGAGCCGGTGGACAGGATAGGTTCCTTACTTAACCGCAAAACTAACGCCCTTGCCGATGACTTCCAGAAAATGGAGGAACAATCATGATTAACGTAACGAAACTTGATGACTACACCCCCGAACAGATTGATAAGCTTATGGCGGAAAGTAACATACGACTAGCCCGCCTCGGTTATTTGAAGGAATACAACGGCCCTGATCGAGTGGTCACTTCTGTTGAACTGTATGATGAATTGCAAAAAGAGCCAGAACATCCACGAATAGATAGTACATGGAAGGGGTTACAAGCGGTTGTAAACGGATGGGAACCCGGTGAGTTGGTAGTTGTGTCGGGTGCAACCGGTGAGGGTAAAACAACGGTACTACAGAGCCTTAGTGTAGATATGGTGAACCAAGGGGTTATGCCCGTGTGGTTTTCTTTCGAGGTGAACATGAAAACATTTCTCTCACGGTTTAGCCAGAGTCGTGAGGGTATCCCCATATTTGCATTGCCCCGCGAAAATGCCGACATGGTTACATTTCAGTGGATTGTCGAGAAAATCGAGGAGGCCCAGGTTAAGCATAATGCACAAGTTGTGTGCATAGACCACCTACACTACCTTCTTGAAATGAAAGATTTTCAAAACTCTAATAGCTCGCTCATGATTGGTGCGGCGATGCGAGAGTTAAAAAAGTTAGCGATACGATTGAACGTGGTTATATTTCTGATTGCCCACACCACCAAGATTGAGGAGGGCGAACGACCCAAACTTTCAGATTTGCGAGATAGTTCTTTTATTGCTCAAGAGGCAGATCAGGTATACATGATTCATTCGGAACGAATGAAGAACGACCCCGACGTAAAAACCGGTAAATCGATGTTGTACATCAAGAAAAATAGACGCGAGGGAGAAACAGGGATGATAATGCTCACCTTCGATGGTGGACTACTCAAACCATATGCAAAACCTACCATTTCTCAATAAACAAGAAGAACGCGAATGGTTAATCCAGGATATTTTACAAACGAGACTGATTATCAGAAATATAGAAAATATGGATACAACCAACCCACTCATACAAGAGAGTATTAAAAACATGGAAGATGTTTCAAAAAACGAAATTAAAAAGCTCGCTAAATTTGATGAGACACCGCGAGAAGCCCTACTTGCCCAGATCCGTACCCTCCGTATCGAACTAGACCAAAACTGGGAAACATGGTCCGACGACAAGTCAACCCTAAAGGCCGAAGCTTACGAGAAGTTAATTACCGAATACCGCACAAAATACGATGGTGATTTTATGGATACGGCGGAAAACCTTGATTTGGCGAGGGAAATTGCTCCTTGATGTATTGTGATGTATGTAGTATATTAATCACATGAGAGTTAATACAAAAGAAGGCAAACGCAAAAACGTATGGTTCACAAAAGAGTATGTGCTCATACTCGCGAAGTTAAGCAAAGAGTTGGGGAAGGATGAGGCAGAGATTGTGCGAGATGCTTTCGAGTTATATGTAGCTTCTGGGGCGTACAACCAAAAGAATAAACGAGATGCATTAGACGCATACATTCGCAAGTACATGGGGATTGAGGAGTAAACATGACTAAACACACACAAACCTACAACGACTTAAAGCCAAGAGAAAATAGCACATCGGGATTGATAGTGATAGTTGTAACAATAGCGATAGCGATACTTGCGGGAGGAATAACATTTTAGTCCCCACCTCCCACGGTGCGGTTTGAGGATAGGCACGAGCTGAAAGTAGGACGGAGCCGTTGGAAGTAGGAATTAGATAATTAAGAGAATTAATAATGCGGGGGTGAGTGACAAAACGGGTAACCTGCAAAAGTACCGTACACCCCCCGCACCAAATAAAAATGAAAAACAAAACAGTTTATAGTTTACCACAACTCAAAGCGAAGCATCAGGGCGGATTCATGGGGGACTTTTACCGTGATTGCTACTACGCCGGACTACTCACGCTAGACGAATGCGCGAGGCTGAACAGCGAGTTACGAGTTAAGTTGGCGATAATAAAATCCAAGACATACTGCGAAAGGTTTGACGATTTTATGGGCAATCCAATGCAAGAACTAGAACAAATTAAAATCTAAGGGGGTGAAAAACAAAATGGAAAACAAAACAATATACAGAAGCGATACAACAAAAGAATTATTTACGGCATTTAGTAAATTTCAAGGTGAGGTTAATGCAATCGGACGTGGCAAAGATGTGGAGGTAACGACACTCAAGGGCGGAAAGTACACCTTTGCTTATGCGCCTATGGAAGTAATCGTAGAAGAAGTCAAACCAACTCTAGCTAAAAACGGGCTATCCGTAACGCAATTACTTGGTGACAAATCACTTACAACGATTTTGTGCCATGCTTCGGGCGAGTTTATCGGGTCCGAAACCCCAATTAAGTTTGAACCTGCCGATCCCCAAAAGCTCGGAGGGTTGATAACCTACTACAGAAGGTACGCATATAGCGCAATTCTTGGATTAGTGACAGAGGAGGACGACGACGCGAATGATGCGAGTGGTAACACGGTGTCTCAGACAAGCCAGAAGGCACCTAAAACAAACGAAACACCGAAAGTTGAACAATCTACCATCTCGGTAGGAAGCGAGGCTAAAAAGCCCACCGAATACACGGCAACTCTTAACCAACAGAGGGCGGTTGCTTCGGCGATAACTCACACGGTTGGAATTAAGGACGTGGTGGAGCAGAAGAAGTGGATTAGCGAGTTTGTTAAACGACCAATTGTAAGCTTGAAAGAATTAACGGCGCGAGAAGCTTCTAGTGTGCTCGATAAGTACGGCAGGAATGCAGTGGCGCAGGTTGAGCAATTTAAGCCAAAGGATGAGGAAGTGGAAGCAAAAAAGCAAGAGATTGAGAAGGCGGAGAATGGGACGGAATTGCCGTTTTAGTTAGTTTTCTGATCCTGCCCGTAACGATGAGCGGGCAGGGATGAGGGAATTAAGGAGGTGAACACAAAATGCAAATATACGAACGTTACATACAAATACGAGAGTTACTGGATAACCTAGAAATTGAACGCCGTGAAGTTGAGGGTAAGATGCTCGACGAACTAAAGGCAAGCACTGATCAAAATTACGTAACGCCTGCTGGCACGATTTCTTACGTAAAGCGCGAGTCAAAGAGCTACAAATACAGTGAGGATTTTATTAAATTGGAATCAGAAGCAAAAAAAGTTATCGAAGAATACACAACCACAATACTTACGCCTGTTAATAAACTAAAGGATAAGGAAGAAAAAGAGGGAATTGCGGAGGTTATCATCAAGGAGAGTGAGTCTATACGATTTACACCTACGAAGAAAGCCTAGGTAGTCTGAAAGCGCGGTGGTGGAAGGCGCGAATGAGACTAAAAGAAAAAACGATAATATGAATACAGTAAAACAAATTATAGAAGGGGAGGCTTTTGAGATATTGTTAGAGGCTACCGAGCATCTAGGGCCTTTC